CGAGTTCTTAGTATACTTATAGCTCAACGAGCTTTTGGGTATATAATTTCTCTTTTGGCGTTGTGGGCAATAAACGGACCAATCTACCTTTTTATATGTAGTGTTGGTTTACAGAAATGGTTACCCATCGGTAAACTGTCAATTGTCTACGACCAGGCTGGTAAAGCCCGTGTTGTAGCCATGGCTAATTGGTGGGTCCAACTTGTTCTTCGTCCTCTTCATAAATCAATTTTTAATTTATTGAAAGATGTCGAGCAGGATGGAACGTTCCAGCAAGACAGACCGCTTGAATTAATTCGAGCGCATCCTAATGCTGGGCACCATTTTTCATGTTTCGATCTAAGTTCCGCGACGGATCGGTTACCTGTTGATCTTCAAGTACAGGTCCTAAACGCCTTTGGCGTTAATGGATCTGCCTGGAAGGACTTATTTTCTTATCCTTGGTATTACAAAGGTAAACCAGTGGAATATTCTGTTGGGCAACCAATGGGAGCTTACTCTTCTTGGGCCATGCTTGCGTTAACTCATCACTTGATAGTTAAACTTGCAGCGGTACAGGTCGGTGAGAAAAATTTCACTAACTATGCATTGCTTGGAGACGATATTGTGATTAATCACGATGCCGTAGCTGATCGATACCTAGAACTGATGAAAGTGCTTGGGGTAGGTATTAACATGTCGAAATCCGTAGTCTCTTCTGAGATTATGGAGTTTGCTAAAAGACTGGTTTCTCCCAGCTTTGAGCTTTCGCCTATTGGAGCAGGTAATTTATTACTTGTTTCAAGACGTTCGAACATGATAGGTTCCTTACTCGCAGAACTGTACAACAAGTCAATAGTAACTGATTCTGATACGGTTGTAAGACTAATAGAGTCTTTTCCTCTTTCGGGGAAATTAAACTTTTTAGTTTTATGGACTTATTTTGGATCATGTAGACACCTGTTTTCCGCACGCCTTACGTCCACTTTTATGGAGGTATGGAACACTTACGGAGGTAGTCAATTGATCTATTTTAGCTATGGATACCATCTCTTTAGCGCACTTAGAAGTACGCTGTGGGATATGGTGGAAAAAGCCGCCTCCGACGCCGCTCGGGAAGAGCAGCGATTCTACCGTGGCTTTTTAAAAGCTACGGCAGTTAGAGGGTTGTCCATTGGGTTCTTAGAATCCCTTGGCCTTTTCCTTTCACCTGCTATTTATTTGTATGCCCTTGAGCTTAATAGAGCTACAGTGCATGCTGAGACTCAGTGGTTTGTCTTCGAACGAGGACGAGGCATGAGACCTGATAAACCGGAGCAACTGCTTGATTTTCAAGACTTTGGTGGATTATCCATCAAATGGTCTAAAAAACAAGCGCAGGAATACGGACGGTTCATTAAAAAACTCGAAACTAATATTGATAAGCTATCACGTAGTGAAGCTTATGATTAGTTTAACGGTTCGCTAACGATACGACTGAAGTACTTGCACAAAGTGCTATACTCGTCTACCGTATTTTACGTAAACTGAGTAAGTTGTCTGAAATATTGGCAAATGCTCAGTCCTACCCCCGAAAGGGGACGTAGAAGAACTCGCCTAGAGACACGCGTAAACGCGTACATGCCTAAAAACTTTTATTAAGTGG